ACTATTGACCATACCGTATAAAATTATTCATATTGGGACTTGTTGAAGTAGAAGGACAAGATGACTTCGTCATCAACATATGCCCCGATGGGACGGCTGGGGAGATTATTGAGATAGCAGGACTTCGTATCCAACTCCCCGCCATACCACCAAAAGAGGACATACTAAACCACAGCCTCCCACAAAAGGATCAGGCTTGGAAGAGAGTTGATATGCCTCAAGAGTTGATACGCATTCGTTCTATGGACGAGTGGTCCGAGACTCCGAAAGAACTTCGTGATAGGTTTATCCCATACATTGAGAAAGAGTTTGCTCGTCGTCGCAATGGCGTGTGGTTTTACAACAACGGAGTTCCTACCTACATTACTGGCCCGCACTATATGATGCTCCAATGGAGTAAGATAGACATAGGCTATCCATCGTACCTAGACTTCCAGCGAAAGCTATTTATACACCAACGTGCTTGCGAGGTAGACCCACGGAGCCTTGGGCAACTATATACCAAGTGCCGACGCTCGGGATACACCAATATGAGTGCGTGCCGTTTGATTGACGAGGCTACGCAGGTGAAAGAGAAACTACTTGGACTGCAGTCGAAGACTGGTAAGGACGCACAAGAGAACATCTTTATGAAGAAGATTGTGCCGATATACCAGTCGTATCCGTTCTTCTTCAAGCCCATTCAAGATGGTACTACCAACCCACGTATGGAGCTTGCCTTCCGAGAGCCAGCCAAGCGCATCACTAAGAAGAACAAGACATCCAACAAGGGAGAGGCACTTGATACAATCATCAACTGGAAGAACACGACCAACAACGCATACGATGGTGAGAAACTCCATATGCTGTACTTGGACGAGGCCGGGAAGTGGGAGAAGCCCACTGACATCCGTGAAGCCTGGCGCATTGAGCGCACCTGTCTTATCGTTGGACGTAAGGTTATCGGAAAGGCCCTCGTGGGTTCAACAGTTAACCCTATGTCCAAGGGCGGTAAGGAGTACAAAGAGTTATGGCAGGACTCAAACCCCAACGACCGAAATGCCAACGGACGTACACGATCAGGTCTATACCGAATCTTTGTCCCCGCATATGAAGCACTAGAGGGATTTTTTGACCGATACGGCAACCCCATAGTTGAGGACCCAGAGAAACCAGTGATTGGTCTTGAAGGAGAGTTGATATCTATTGGGGCCAAGACCTTCTTGAAGAACGAACGTGATGCCTTAAAGAACGACCACTCGGAACTAAACGAATACATCCGACAGTTTCCCTTTAGCGAGGACGAGGCGTTCCGTGATAGTATCCAGGGTTCGTTGTTTAACCTCACGAAGATTTACGAGCAGGTACAACATAACGACAATCTCTTTCCAAATCCAGTTGTAACAGGTAACTTTGTTTGGAAGAACGGACAACAGGACACGGAGGTCTTATGGTCTCCTGATCCCAATGGCAGGTTCCGGGTGGCTTGGTTTCCACCTGTGGATATGCGAAACAAGGTCGTCGAAGAGCGTGGCAAAAAAATGCCGGGGAATCATCTGGTTGGTGTAGGTGGTGTAGACTCCTACGACATTGATGCCACGCTCGACGGCCGAGGCTCTAAGGGAGCACTCCATATGTACAACAAGTTCAATATGTCCGTTCCGAGCAATATGTTCGTGGTGGAGTACGCCTCACGCCCCCCGCTTGCTCGCATATTCTACGAGGACGTTCTTATGTGTGCTGTGTTCTACGGATACCCGCTGCTTATAGAAAACAACAAGTACGGCATCGTTAGATACTTTGAGGCCCGAGGATACGATGGCTACATAATGGATAGACCACAGCATCTATCTAGCTCGTCGTCACAGGTAAACGTAAAGACCAAGGGAATCCCATCAAACTCGTCGGACGTAATCCACGCCCACGCCCAAGCGATAGAGGCGTACATCCACGAGCACGTCGGCCTAAACAACGAGACGGGACTAATGGGGGCTATGTACTTCAACAGGACATTGGAGGACTGGATTGGTTTTAAGGTAGACGACCGAACAAAGTATGACCTCTCTATTAGTTCGGGGCTTGCACTGCTTGGCGCACAAAAGGTCAAGCAAGAAGTAAAGAAGTCCGACTTCACTGACAAGAAATTCTTTAGAACCTACAAGTTCAACGCATAGTTTAGGGCAAGAGATGTTGCACGCTAATAATCAGTATATTTGCGTGAACAATTGTTATCTTGCGAAATGTTGGATAATTACACAGAGACAGACAAATACGGCAACTTCCCCGACCCTCTTGCTCCCCAAGAGATTAAGTCTACCACTAGGTACGGCTTGAAGTATGCTAAGGCGATTGAATCGCAGTGGGGACATTCTACCAACGATCAGTCTCTGTACTCTCGCAGAAAGAAGGAGTTTGAAATTAATCGTGACTATGCCAATGGCGTGCAAGACACGAGTAAGTACAAGTCTATCCTAAACTCGCTGGACCCGAACAACGGTGACGGAACGCTGCTAAACCTTGACTGGTCTCCAGTTCCCATCATCCCTAAGTTCATCCGCATTGTGGTGAACAAGATTCTTTCGGGCGAGCCGTACCCGAACATTGAGGCTATCGACCCGCTTAGCCGCACAGAGAAAGACAAGAAGAAGAACAAGCTCAAGGCGCAAATCCTTACTCGTGACTTCTTAAAGAGGGCAAAGAACCTCGGCTTTGAAACCGAGACTGATCCCGAGGCAATCCCCGAGACGCTCGAGGAGGCGGAAATCTTTATGGACACCAACGTCAAGATTGAGGCAGAAGTTGCTGCGCAGCTCGCCACCTATATGACGCTGGAGTGGAACAACTTCACCGACGGCACATACCGCCGCTGTGTGAACGACTTGTGTACTTTGGGAATGGCCGTCACCAAGCGTGACAACGACCCCAACTACGGCATCGTAGAGAACTACGTAGACCCCACGTACTTCATCCACTCGTACACCGAAGACCCAAACTTTGATGACCTCGTTTACGCAGGACACATCAAGCGCATCACTATCCAGGAGCTCAAGCGCCAGGCGGGTGACCAGTTCACCGAGGAGGAATATCAAAAGATTGCCTCTAGCGTAAAGAGCCTGTTCACGAATAACCCGGCCAACCTCACGCACTCGTACTACGATAAGCACCTGCAACGCTCTGCTTACGGATACGACGAGTACTTTGTAGAGGTTCTTGACTTTGAGTTCTTGTCTGTGGACACCATCTACTTCGAGGAGAAGATGTCACGCCACGGCAATACTGGATTCTACTACAAGGGCTACGACTACAAGAAGCCTACTAATAGCGTGTACGATAGAGAGGCCCACTGTATGACCAACACCACCTTGTACGGCGGATGTTACATCTTGGGAACTAACTACATCTACAACTACGGGATGCAGAAGAATATCCCAAAGAACATTCACGACATCACCAAGACCAAGCTGTCGTACTCGGCTGTTGCTACCAACATTCGCAGAATGATTCCCAAGTCTATGGTGTCCAGCGTTATCGGCTTTGCGGACCAGTTGCAACTCACGCACCTCAAGATTCAGCAGTCTATCGCCAAGGCCAAGCCCGACGGACTTATCATTGACATCGAGGGCCTAGAGAACGTACAACTAGGACGTGGCGGGGAATTACAGCCTCTTGAGATTCAAGACATCTACGAGCAGACGGGTATTTTTTACTACCGCTCCAAGAACCCCGAAGGCGGATTCCAGAACCCACCAGTACGTCCGATTGAGAATGCCATCCGAAACATTGAGCAGTTTGTAAATCTTTACAACCACTACCTCCGTATGATTCGTGATGCTACGGGTATTAACGAGGTTATGGACGGCTCTACGCCCAAGGGCGACGCTCTTGTTGGCGTGCGTCAGCAGCAGATGATGGCAGGCAACAACGCTATCTACGACATCACCAACGCTGCCAATGTGCTCTACAAGAAGGTGGCCGAGGACATCGTACGCTGTCTGCAGATTATCCCGGAAGAGTCTATCCTCTACCGCATCTATGCTAACGCCATCGGCGAGACGAATATGGGAATCCTTGCATCGTTCAAGGAACTACCGATGTACAACTTTGGTGTGCGTATTGTTTCCAATATGGACGACAACGATAGGGCATACTTGGAGCAGAACATTCAGATTGCATTGTCCAGCGGAGAGATTGACCTCGAAGATGCTATCGCTATCCGCAACTTGAAGGACATCGACCAAGCCGAGCGCCTTCTGATCGTACGCAGAAAGAAGCGTGTCAAGTCACGTCAGCAGATGCAACTTGAGAACATCAACGCTCAAGCACAAGCAAACCAGCAGTCGGCTCAGGTTGCTATGCAAAGCGAGATGCAGAAGTCTCAAGTAGAGAACGAACTCAAGCTACAGCAGATTATGGCTGAGGCCCAGGCTAAGGAGCGCTTGCTTAACGTACAGTACTCTTACGAGTTGGAGATTGCTCGCATTAGATCAGGAGCGTCTACGCAGTCTACTGCAATGAGTAGCCAAATGAAGGCCGCTCTTGACCGAGAGAAAGAAGACCGCAAGGACGAGCGAGTTGACCAACAGGCTGTCAAGCAGTCGCAGTTAATCGCACAAAGACAGGGACAGCGTCCGCCACTTGAGGAGGACCAGGACCCGCTTATGCAAATTCTTGGCAATCAATAAGTTGGTATATTTGCATTATGGCAGCCCAGATTAACTTAGATACCGCCCAAAGAGTAGATATCACCTGTAGAAAGGGTGATACGTTTTCTCTTGAACTGACGTTCAAGGATTCAGACGGTGTAGAACTAGACCTCACTGGATATACCTGGAAGATTGATGTCAGAGAGACAGACACTTCAACATCGGTAATCTTAGAGGATGACCAGTTCACGTACAATGGTTCACCAGAGGGTTTGCTACGTATATCCGCAACTGCGACCACAATGGAAGAGGTTGATGGAGGTATATACGTATATGACCTACAGAGCACCAACTCTGGAGCCGTAAAGACTTGGTTATACGGAATATTCAAAGTAAACGAGGACGTTACGCTATGAGTGATATAACTATAAATAGCGGAGAATCCATCAACGTAAGCGTAGGTCAGCCCACGTTACAGAACACTGTTGTCATACCAAAACCTACCACGTCGGTATCCGTCAAGGGTGTCACTGGTGGGGGGGGTGATGCACACTACGCACACACACAATCTACTCCCGAGGCAGTATGGGAGGTCACGCATAACCTGGGCAAGAAGCCTTCGGTAATCGTAGTTGACTCTGCTGATACTGTCGTGATGGGGGAGATTGAATACATAAACCTAAACTCTGTTCGTTTAACATTTGTCGGAGCCTTTAGCGGCAAGGCATACTTTAACTAATAACTATGGCTATTCTTTATTTATCGCCTATTAACCTTGGTAAGTTAGAGCTCCAGAACGCTCGAATCCATAACCTTGCCACTGCACCAGCAAACCCGGTATCTGGTCAGATTTACTATGATACGGCTAACAACACGATGTACTTCTGGAACGGAAGTGCGTGGGTTGACATCAAGGGGGACATTCAAGAGGTAATCGCTGGCTCTGGTCTTACTGGTGGCGGCTCTGGTGGCTCGGTAACTCTTGACGTAGGCGCTGGCACTGGTATTACTGTAACTACTAACGCTGTACAGCTTGACCTTGCAAACACCCGCAACGTAGACCACACTGACCTTGACGTTATCGCAGGTAGCGGTCTGACTGGCGGTGGCGAGTTGACTGGTGACGTAACTCTTAACATCGGTGTAACTGCTGAGGCTGGTATTGAACTTCTTGCTAACGCTATTGAGTTCAAGAACTACGCTAACCTTACCCAGTACAACATTCTGATGTGGGGCCCTGGTGGACAGTTGGAGAACGCTCCGATTATCCGCACCGTAGACCTTAGCAACAACGCAACCATTACGATTCAGGGTAACCTTGTTGTAACTGGTGAGACCACTAGCGTAAACTCTAACGAGGTTAACATCGGTGACAGCATCATCAAGCTCAACGCTGACGAGACTGGAACTCCTTCACAGAACGCAGGTTTTGAGGTTGAGCGTGGCACGTCTACCAACGTGTCTTTCCTTTGGGATGAGACGGCTGACCGCTTCTCTACT